TGATACATTTCCTCGGTGATACCGCTTTCCAGTACGCCAATATCAAGCCGAAAGGTGCCGGGCGGGTCATTGGTCTCCCACCATTCATTGACGTTAATCACATAGCCCAGCGGCTCAACCACGCGACGCACGGCGCTAATGGTGCCTTTACGACTGTGGATGTAATACGCCGCCGCAATCACCTCGCGCTTGGTTTCTTCCGGCCATGTCGCGTCCCAGCGGTCAACCGAAAACGCCCACGCCAGATAGGGCAACAGGTTGACGGGGCAGGTTTTCGGGTTCCATAGCTGGCGCAGGGGTATCGGGGTTCGTTCTATCTCAGCACAGGCAATCGCGGCGGCCACCTCCAGCGGCGAGGAGCCAACCGGTAACGGGCGGTTATCACTCATCCGCGCCCCCAATGGTGATCGCATAATCAGAGCAATAGGACGCCTGAGTCTCATCGAGCACGATATCGGCTACCGGCTGCGCCAGCTCAACGCGCTGCACACCTTCAACATGGAGCGCGGCATAAATGGCCGATTTGCGAATATCACGCCCAAGGCGGTGCTGAGCGGTGATGTAGGCTTTTAGCTTAGCCTCAGCGGCTTCGCGTACTGGCTCGACTTCCGGCCCCGGATAGAGATAGAGCTCGGCCTCAATCTGATACGGCACAATTTTGGCGCTTTGCTCCGTGACACGGTCGGCAACGGGGCGCACGTCCTCGGCGTTGAGCACTAAATCGACTTTCTGGATCAACTCATCGCTGGCCGCGCCGTTCCCCTCACGCGAAAGCACCGAGACGGTGACGCACGCCGGTGACGGACTGATGACCGACACGTCGGCGACTCGACCGTCGGCACTGCGGCCATGGAATTGATACGCGCCCACGGAACCGGCCACGCTTAACCCCTCAAAGGCTTGCTGAATACGTACCCGAAAATCGTTGTCGGATTCCAGCACAGCGGCCAGAGGGGGAATGACGGTGGTGTCGGCGGGTGTGATGACCAGACGCTCAACGTTATAGTTCACGCCAAGGTTATCCAGATCGCCGCCGGTGGCATAAGCCAGCATGTTCGCTCGGGCGGCTTCGTTTACCCGTTGACGCCACATCACCTCGCGGTAGGCGCTTTCTTCGAGCAATTTGGTTAAGGGTTCGGATTCAAGCTGTAAGGTACGCGCCACCGCTTCACGCTGGCTCTCGTCACACAGCGACAACAGCGTCGCCTTGCGCTCGGCTAAAATGCTTTCGTAGTCCAGCACCTCAACCACATCGGGCGCGGGGAGCTGGCTCAGGTCAATGGTTGCCATGGATTAACTCACAGGTACGTTAAGGGAGAAGGTGCCGCCGGTGTCGGTCAGGGTGCCGGTGATATCGACCACCATCTCACCGTTAAACCGGCTATCGAACGTGATGGCCGTGAGCCTAACGCGGGGCTCCCACTTTAAAATCGCCATGTAACAGGCGGCCATAATTTGCAGGTTGAGCGCGGCGTTTTGCGGCTGGTCAATCAGCGCAGACAACAGCGAACCATACTCACGGCGCATCACCCGCGTGCCGACCGGCGTGATAAGAATATCGCGCACGCTTTGGCGAATATGTGCGAGGTCATTGAGCTGCTGGCCGTCCTCTCGGCTCATGCCGAAATAGCGCGCTGTCATTTCGTGTCCTCCGTCCAAGAGCCACCACGCTCAACGCCGCCGTGACCATGATCGTCAACCTGCACGCCGTTGGAGGTAAATTTGCCGGTGTGTTCGATGGTGCCGCGCATCGTGCCGCCTTTTTTCACCTCGATAGAGCCGGTGGTCAGCTTGTTGGTGCAAATCACTTCGGGGGTATCGAGGGTAATTTTTTGGCTGGCGGTCACGGTGACGGACGGGCAAGTCACCACCACCGACGCCGAGGCGGTCACATCCGCGCTTTTAATGCCGCTCACAGTGAGCTTGCCGGTATCGGGTTCGTACTCGATAACCGCGCCGTCTGGAAACTCAACGCGCCAAGCATCGGCAGACGCCGACGCCGACGGGGCGGGAAAGTCATCGCAGTAAATGCCGGTCAGGACAAAGGCGGTATCGAGCTCGCCGCCAACGGCCAGCAATAACACCTGTTCCCCCACCGACGGAGCCCACCAGTCACGCGAACGGCCAGCGCGACGCGCCAGCCAGTTAATCCAACCGGTTTGTATTTCACCGGTTTGGACGCGACACAGGGCTCCATCGGTATCGACTTCGGACACGACACCGGTGCGGATAAGGTTGCGCAGTAGACGCGAGATTTCGGATAGTTGGGATTGTGTTCTCATGGGGAAAGGATGCCGCGAGGGAGGGCTGGCGGCAATGTAAGTGCGTAGGATGGGAGGTCAGACAACAGGGATAGGCTGCTTAGAGTCAGGAGCCGACATTGATAATATGTTCGTGGATTATATCTGTGATTATTCTAGATGATGCTATATGCAAAACACCTAGACTTAAATCGGCATAATGTTTATCTTTTGTCATGGATAGCACCGCATAAATTTAAAACTAATTGAGAGATGACATGGATATTTTTCATAATCTTTTATCTGAGCATATCGAGAGTCTGTTTAATGAAAATCCTGACTTGGCTGTAGATATTGATATCAAAAAAGTTATTGATAATTTAATTCCAAAAATGGCAATCATTGTTAAAAAATCTCTTATTTCCTCGGCTAGCGAAATGCTTAAAGAGCATCGTTCTCTTTCAGATGATTTTGTTGCGAGAAATATTTCAAGATGGGCGGAGGCTTTTGATCTACTCGAAACACTCATAGTGATATGCACGGAGTCTGGTGATACATTCAATAGCGCTCATAGGCCACAAGCTGCCTCTGAAGATGATTTAGTTTTTGATTTAGTCATTCGACATCATGCCAGAGCTTGCCATATCGCTAACGAAATATTGTGTCTCCTAAAAAATGGATTTGCAGATGCTGCTCATGCTAGATGGCGGGCACTTCATGAGGTAGCAGCTACAGCTATGTTTATAGCAAAGCATGGAAAAGAGTGCGCTGAGCGCTTTTACTACCACGAAGTAGTTGACTCATATAATGGAATGATTGAACACAAAAAATACGAGCATCGGTTGCAAGCAAAAGGTCCAACTGATGAGGAAATAGCTGAGTGTAAGGTTCAATTTGATCTATTAATAAAAAAATATGGTAAAAAATACGCAGATAATTATGGGTGGGCATCTTATCTTTTTCCGAACTATAGTAAAGTAGGGTTTGGAGCTATTGAGAAAGATGTTCAGTTAGAGCACATGCGCCCTTATTATAAATGGGCGAGCCAGAATATACATACTGGCTCTAAGGCAATGAGGAATAGGCTCGGCCTCTGTGAAACCAATGAGGATCTATTATTAGTCGGTCAAAGTAATTCAGGAATGACTGACCCAGCTCATGCTACTGCTATTAGTTTAACGCAGATTACTGCGGCCCTTTTGTTATTAAAACCAACCGTTGATCACGTTGTAATATCAAAAATAATACAAGATCTTTGTGATGAGGTTGGAAATACCTTTCTTAAAATTGATAAAGGTAATTAAAAAATAAGGAGATTGTTACGTTATTTTATTTTCACAAATGATTAGAAATTTTATAATACTACTATCTTCCTAATGCCTAACGTCCGCTTCTTGCGGACTATTAGTTTCAGCTGTATGTCCAAGCATACATTCCCAGATACTGAAAAAAACCAATAAAACATATAAATACGTGCTGCACGTACAGGTTTTATTGTTATAACACAGCTATTTTAAAATTAGTCGATTTATGTATGCATATATTGACAATGCTCTTACATGATCAATAATTAACAGCTTTTTGAAGACCAATCTTCTAGCATGACATTTTTATTAAATCCTTACATAGGTAATAATACATGGACGAAGTATTTAAAGTATCAGCAGCAATTCTTGCTTCACTCGGCGGCGGTGTGCTTGTTGTCAGTGCGTGTGTAAAATGGCTTGGTGACCTATTTGCAAAACATTTAATCCAAAATGCAAAAAAGAAACTCGATGAGGAAATGGAGAGTTACAAGATAAAACTAAGGAAGTCAGAGTTTCTGTTCCAAAAAGAATTTGAAGCAGCATCAGAACTTGTGGCCTTGAACCAAGACCTTTTGCCTACACACAGTCGCCCTCAAATGGATTGGTACGAAGCCTGCGATGAGATCGCCGATAATTTCGATAATATAGAGAAACTGCTTGGTAATTACTTATCAAAACACGGGGCTGTTCTAAAACCCAATGTCATTGATTTAATTAGCGATTGTATCAATATAGCAGGTGAAAATAAATTTGAAATAACCTCACCTCAAATACCAGAAGCGGCTAATACTTCTGCACATAGTCTATACGATAAATTGAAAGAGGCTGAAAAAATTGTGCTTCAACAAGTACATTCTCAATCTAGCACCTAACCCCCTTGTTATATTCGTTTCGAGCAAACTCTAAGTTTTGCTTTATTTCTGAGAAAATTTTCATTGAGTGCTGATTTATAGCTACAGTCACTCAATGAGAAGTACTGTTACTAAATCCTCAACGATATCCTTATCCCCTGGACTAAACCCCAACAGCGGGCGCGCATCATATTTCACTTCACGACTAAACCGGTTCGGCTTGTCGCTTAAACCCTCTTGGTGTATCCGCACCATGCGCTGAACCCGCCCAACAAACTCCACCACCGCGGCATCGCTTGAGCCTTGCGCTTTCATAAAGCGATTGGTGCGCAGTTTGGCGAACATCTGACGCTTTACGCGGCCTCGTTTTCCGCTGGCCGGTTGAGGTTTTCGGCTGGCGTAGGGGGTGCCGTCGGGCGCTTTCTGTTGCTTAATGTGCTGTTGCTGACTGGTGCGCAAGCGCTTCGCCACTTCCACCGCAATTTTGCGGCGCTGCACCGGTGTCAGGTTGCCAATCAACCCCGCGAGCCTGTCCTCAAACTGCTTGAGCTCACTCATCCCACTGACTCACTAGCTCGCCGTTGATATAGAGCTCCATGGGGCGCTCAACCGGCTGCGGGATAGGCGGCTCGACAAGGTGCTTCACGTGAAGCGCCCTATCTACCTGTTTGACGATAACGCGCTCGGTGAGGCGTAGACTAAAACTCACATCGATACTGTCGTGATTATTCAGGTCAGCAAAGTAAGTGAAGCCGTTCCGCTTGCCCTCGTCAGTGGTCATGATATCCGGCTGGTTTTCGCGTAACCATGCGTTAATCGGCACGATGAGCAAATCCAGATCGCCAGAATAATCGGTTATGGTCACATTGAGCGTATACAGATTTTCATGCGATAGCGTCGCGGCCAGCGTGGTCGCAATCGTCCCGTTATCTACAAACAGGCGCAGCATATCGGGATTTTTACGCAGTACCGGCGCGGCTTTCTCAAGCGCTTCGCGCAGACTCTTGGGCTTTAACATCGTGTGACTCCTGACACTGTTTCACGGTTTCCACCTGTAGCGCACAGCTCACTAGTGCGCGCTCTAATTGGCGGTTATCTTCACTCAGATCGCCGTTAGTTTTCGGTAGGCTTGCCGGTATCGGGCAGCTCGTCACCTTCGGACAACCAACGTAGATAAGCGTCGGGGGTGTCAAAGGCGGGACGGGTGTGCAGCCTTGCAATATCATCAGGCAAAGCAGACTGATACCAATCGCGCAGCGCTTTATTTTCATTGAGTAGCCTCGTTATTTTCTGGTCTTTGCCGGTGGCGAGCTGCTGCGCGTGGCTAAGTTGCTGACGCAATACCACCTGAGCGCGTTCGCTGCGGTTAGCGTTATCGCACACCACGTTGAGCTGATTGTTTAAGGTGGCGAGGTTATTTTTTTGCGTGGTGATGGTTTGCGTGGCGTCGCTGAGCGCTTGCCCTAGCTCGCGGTTTTCACGCTTTAACCACCACAGGCCAACCACGGCCACGACTAGCAAGATAATCAGCGTTTTCATGGGGCAAGTGTTCCCCCTGCCGCGCGATAGACCTCGACCAGTTTGTCGAGTCGGTGCTCTCGCTGGCCGTAACCGGCACCCGGCAAGGATGCCCAAATATTTCGGCACTTGTTAATCGCTTGCTCAATATCACCGCGCTCGATATCTGCAAGGCTTCGCTGCTCGGTCAGCAATTGCACCGCGAGGCGGTCTTGTGATGACGGGCTAAAGTCAGGCAGTGAAAGCAATGCTTTGTAGTGCGGCCAGTAGCGATAAAGCTGCTGATAACGCCCCGAGGCGGTCGAGCGCTCACCGCGTCGGTTGAAGGTTTTGGCGGGGCGACCGTGCGCAAACGGGTGATCGCTGTAGTCGGTGAATATCTCCGGCTTGCCATCGATACCGGTGACCACCACGTCATAGCCCTGATTTCGGGTGAGTGGATGCGTCGCCGTTCCCTCGGAAAACGCCAGCATATCGAGAAACGCGGCAACGTTGGGATGGACTTTAATCACGGCCATTATTTGTCCCCTTTGTCGGTTTTGTTTTCTTTGTTCAGGCGGCGCTGGATAAAAATTTCCACCACCTGATAACCCGCAATCCCCAACGCGGCACCGATGCCGTTCACGGCAGCACCCGATAAATCAGGGAATTGCACCAGCGCCACACCGGCCACCATGGAAACAAAGCCGCCGAGCAACATACGGCCTATAAACAGCCGAGGCGTGATGGGTTCACCACCGGCGAGCACTTTGCCCACTACAATCAGCATCCCGATGAGGAATAGCGTCACCACGCTCTTATCGGTTTCGTTCATGAATTAATCCCATAGGTTGAGAGTCTCCGACGCGGTCGAGGACTCAACGACCGGCAACTCGACAGCGGTGCCATGCGGTAACACCGCACC